GGGGCATTGGATGCTGCATCAAAACGTGAGAACAGTATCTTGCGTCGCTTAGCTAAGGGCATGGAGAAAGTAGGGCGCAAGATCGTTGCAATGAACCAAGAGTTCTTAGAAGAAGAGCAAGTGGTTCGTATTACTAACGACGAGTTTGTAGAAGTACGGCGTGATGATCTTGCCGGTTACTTTGACCTAACACTCAGCATCAGCTCCGCAGAAGAAGATAATGTTAAAGCGCAGGAGCTGGCGTTTATGTTGCAAACCATGGGCCAAACTATGGACCCTGGAATGACGCAGCTGCTGCTTAGAGATATTGCACGCTTGCGTAAGATGCCAGAGCTCGCACATCAAATAGAGAACTATCAACCACAGCCTGATCCTGTACAGCAAAAAATGCAGGAACTTGAAGTAGCTAAGCTCGAAGCTGAAATACAAAAGATCAACTCTGAAGCGCAAGAAAACTTTGCTCAAGCTAACGCACACGGTGCTAAAGCGCGTGAAGCTAATGCTAACGCTGATCAATCTAACTTGAACTTCATTGAGCAAGAGTCTGGCGTTACACAAGAGCGTGAGAAGGAACTTCGTTCTGAGCAAGCTATGGGTAACATCGCTTTAGAAAGAGAAAAAGCATCTTTAGCTGCTCCTGCAGCACCAAACCCAAATCGTGAAACAGAGCTCGCTAATTTCTTAGGGCGAAATAATCAAGAAAATTAATCTTTTAGGAAATACAGTCCGTTCCGTAACCCCTGTTACCTACGTCTATGACCACTAGCACTGAGGGAAAAGCATGAACGAAGTAGAAGCAATTGAAGTAAGTATTGAAGACTGCAAGGCAGCCATCGCGCTTGACGACAGTTTAGGGAAGCTCTGGAATAACCCAGACTTTAAAGCTGTAATTACCGAAGGCTATTTCCGTAACTATGCAATTGACATGGTTAACGCAAAAGCAAATCCAGGTTGCCAGCGGGAAGAAGTCCAAGCCGCAATTATTAAATCAATTGATGGTATTGGAGCTTTGCGACAGTACTTCGCTAAGTTGGAAAACGAAGCCAACATGGCAAAGAACGCTCTAGCAGAGTCTGAGGAAGAGTTAGAAGTACTCAGAACTGAAGGGGTCATGTAATGGAATCTGCTGAAAACATGACTCCAGTAGAGGCTGAAGCTGAAGAGCAGTATCTAGGCATGTCAGACGATGAGTTTGCCAGCATGGATACTAACGTTCTAAGCGAGCCCGAAATCGTCGAAGAAGAAGATGAGGAAGTCGAAGAGGAAGAACTCGATGATGACTCAACTGAAGAACACGGCGGAGCTGACGTTTACGATGACGAAGGCGACGCTGATAGCGATTCCGATAGTGATGTTGACGATGTCAGTGATGACAGCGACAGCGGTGACGACGCATCTGACGGAGAAGCTTCTGAAGAAAAAGTTGAAGCAGACAGCGCCGAAGCCCACAGAAGTTTCGTAGAGCAGATAACTGCACCGTTTAAAGCAAACGGAAAGACAATGAAAATCGACTCCGCAGAAGACGCGGTTCGATTAATGCAAATGGGGGCTAACTACAGCCGCAAGATGGCTTCAATGAAGCCCCATTTGAAAGTGTTAAAAACTTTGGAAAAGCACGATATCACTGAAGATAAGCTTAGCTTTCTTATTGATATTGACAAGAAAGATCCGGGAGCCATTGCTCGGTTGTTGAAAGACAGCGAGATTGACCCCATAGATTTTGACGCTGAATCCAAAGAGAAAGAGTACAGAGCAACGAACCACTCTGTCGATGAACGAGAGATAGCACTCGATGAGGTTATTGAGGACATTAAGGACTCAGATACCTATTCAAGAACTCTCGATGTCGTTGGCAACAAGTGGGACGACGCTAGTAAGCGTGTAGTGACTGACAACCCTGAACTACTTCGCCTCATTAATGACCACGTAGCTAGTGGTGTTTATGAAGTGATTAGCAATCAGCTTGAACAGGATCGAATGCTTGGTCGCTTAGGCGGCATGTCCGACATCGAAGCATACCGAAACGTTGGTGACGCAATCGAAGCTCGTGGTGGTTTTGACCATCTCTTTAAAACAGAGAGGCAACCTACACCCTCACCTGCTCAAGAACGATCAACCGAACCGAAAGAGGAAGCTAAGAGTCGTCGGGACAAACGTAGGGCTGCAAGTCCTACTAAATCCGCTCCAGGCAAGAAATCAGAAGACTTTAATCCATTAGGTATGTCTGACGATCAATTCTTGGAGCAAATCGACGAACGGTTTATTTGAGAGGAATTGAGTAATGAGTGATACAGGACGTAATTATAACGCTCCAAATGGTGATCCATCGACTGTCGGTACACAGATTCGTACAGATCATTATGTAAAGCGTGCGCTTATCGAAGCGCGAAGAGAACAGTACTTCATGCAGCTTGCTGATGTGACTTCTATGCCCAAGAACATGGGTAAGAAGATCAAGAAGTACCACTACTTGCCCTTGCTTGACGACGCTAACGTCAACGATCAAGGTATTGACGCAACTGGTGCATCCATTGCTAACGGTAACCTTTACGGTTCAAGCAAGGACGTTGGAACCATCCCCGGCAAGTTCCCGACTCTAACTGAGAACGGCGGACGTGTTAACCGAGTTGGTTTCAAGCGCGTAGAAGTTGAAGGAACAATTGAGAAGTTTGGTTTCTTCGAAGAGTACACCCAAGAATCAGTAGACTTTGATTCTGACGCTGATCTGCAAATGCACATCAACCGTGAGATGATCAATGGCGCTACTGAGATCACTGAAGATGCTTTGCAAATTGACCTGCTCAATTCTGCAGGCGTTGTTAAGTATGCTGGTGATGCAACCGCTGACGCTGAAGTAGATGACGCTGACGTAGTCAAATATGCTGACTTGTTGCGTTTGTCTATTGATTTGGACAACAACCGCACACCTAAGCAAACCAAGCTGATCACTGGTACTCGCTTGATCGATACTCGAACGATTGCTGGCGCTCGTGCGCTGTACATCGGTTCTGAGCTTCAGCCTACGCTGGAAGCAATGACTGATCTGCACGGCAACCCTGCGTTTGTTCCAATTCATCAGTATGCGTCTGGCGCAACTGTCATGAACGGCGAAATCGGCTCTGTAGGTTACTTCCGAGTAATCGTAGTGCCCGAGATGCTGAGCTGGAGTGGTGCTGGTGCAGATGCAACTGGCGTTGAAACTCACTATGAGACTGGCGGGAAGTTCGATGTATTCCCAATGTTGTGTATTGGTGAGGGTTCATTTACCACGATTGGCTTCCAGACTGATGGAAAGACCGTCAAGTTCAAGATCACGCACAAAGCACCTGGTGTTGAGTCAGCGGATCGTACAGACCCCTATGGTGAGACTGGCTTCATGTCCATCAAGTGGTACTACGGTTTCTTGTTGCAGCGTCCAGAGCGCATTGGCTTGATCAAGACTTCTGGTCAACTGTAAAACCAATGGGGGCTCATAGAGCCCCCTATTTCTACCCTAATGATCAAATAACGGAGATTCCGCAATGAGTGATCAAGAACAAGATTTTGACTTAATGGAAGATGAGCTAACAACCCTGAAAGCTAGAGCTGATGTTATGGGAATTAAGTATCACCCCAACATTGGTCTTGAAACGCTTAAAGGCAAAATTGAAGACCACGCTGCAGAAGATGTTAGCGCGGGAGAAGTTAATCCTGCCCCAACTAACCCATCAAACAAGAATCAGGCTTCTAAAAAGAAAGAAGCTAGTAGGTTAGTACGGGTAATGATTACTTGCATGAACCCAATGAAGAATGAGTGGGAAGGTGAAATCTTCTCTGCAGGCAACTCAGTTGTTGGCACTTACAAGAAGTACATTCCATTCGGTGTTGAATGGCATGTACCTACCATCATTCTAAAAATGATTGAACAGCGTCAATGTCAGGTCTTTCAAACCAAGACTGACAAGCGCACAGGGCAGAAGTCTCGCACGGGGCGACTAATCAAAGAGTTTGCTGTTTCAGAGCTGCCCGCTTTAAGTGAAAAAGAGCTTAAAGATCTGGCACAACGCCAGGCTATGGCTAACGGCACTGCTGACGCAGCTTAAATCGAGAGGCAAACATGGTAGACGAAGTGGGCAAGAACGAAATAACAATCGAAGACTTTACGACTGAGACTGTGGACGGGACTGGCGTATTTGACGTTATGACCCGTTCTATTCTTGCCCACCTTAAGGCTGAATTTAAAGCGGGTCGCATTACTGGACCTGAATACGCCACTGTTTACCTTGGAGCATTGCAGGGCACGCAAGACCGTGCCTTGCAATTCCTTCTTAGTAAGGATGAGCAAAGCTACAAGCTGCAACTTCTTGAGATCGAGCTTGAGAAAGCCGAAGCAGAGAAAGAAAAGATTGAAGCAGAAATTAAGCTTATTGAGTCAAACACCAAGAAAGTTGATGCTGAGACAATACTTGTTGAGGCTCAAGTAGACCTAATCCCACTTGAAAAAGACAAGCTTGAAGCTGAAGTTCTACTTATTGAAGCTCAAGTAGCAAAAATCAATCGTGAAGACGATTTAATTCAAGCACAAGTCCGTAAGATTGATAGCGACATCCTGGTTAACGCTAGTGAAGTACAAGTCAACGATGCTCAGATTGCTAAATTGCAAGAAGATGCTCAGTTGATTGCAGCTCAGATCAGTAAAATGGAAGAAGAAGAAAAGCTGATCACTGCTCAAATTGTGAAAATGGAAGAAGACGCTAAGCTAATTACTGCACAGATTGGAAAAATGGAAGAGGAAGAAAAACTCATCCAGGCTGAAATCGTCAAGATGGAAGAAGACGCCAAGTTAACAACTGCGCAAATAGAGAAGATGGCGGAAGAAGAAAAACTCATCATTGCTCAAACTAGCAAACTGGGCAAAGAAGAGACTCTTATTGATTCTGAAATCCTTAAGACTAATCAAGACATTAGCCTATCCAAGAAGCAAGAAGCTAAATTGACGAGTGACATTAGCGTCAATTCCAGTGCAATTACGCTGCAAAGTAAACAGGGCGCTAAGTTAGATAAAGAAGCTTTGAACGTTGCAGCGGATACTCTTCTTGTTGAAGCTAAGACTGACAATGTGCCCAAAGAAGGC